GTCGTATGTATAGCTATCCCCATCTGTCATCCTGTAGTAGTTTTCCATACTAGACGCGCTAGGAAGCGTTATAAATCTTGGTTGGACTCTATCTATCATTGTTAGCTGAATATCGTCACCAATCGCGCCAGTGGTTAAACTAGATGCACTTGCTGCGCCTGTTAGCGTACCCAATTCATGAGAGGTATTAAACACGCCCATGTTGAAACTTGAGCTAGTCCAAAATGGCGAACCATAAGACAAACTAGGGATTAAATCGTAAGTTGCATAAGCAGACATAAACGAGCTATAAGATGAAGCGCTAGAGATATACTCTAAACACACCTCGATATCACGATCAGCCCTTCCCCACTTACCAGTTTTGTAGTTATAAACTATGCAAGCGTTAAGCTCACCTTCGGAGGTTTGGTCTGGGTAATACCAGTAAATAAGTGTTTTGTTTTTATCGTGAATGCCGCGAATCTTGTATGAATAAGCCGTGTTTAAGTCATCAAAGAATGCCTCACGAATACCCTCACCTATCGGCACTGGTCTGCTACCATCAAACACGTAAATATCATATTCTGAGATGAAATAATGAGCCGTTTCGATACTTACCACGGACTCATGAGAAACAGCGCCAATCTCGCCCGAAATAAGCGTAAAGCCCCATAAAACAGGTGGGGCATTGTTGACACCTAGATACATAGACGACTTCTTATAAGCAATCGCGTTTTGCCCTAGTCTTTTAATTGCTGTTACTTCGCCAGCAGTGTCTAATAGCCTTAAATTACCGCACTGTGTCGCTACCGATGGAGTCCATGCTGTATAGTCTAGGTAGCCTGACCAGTAAATGCCATCTGGTGTATTTGTGCCATCGTCATAGTTACCTAACATCACGAACCCGCCTACTGTGTCCATTACAGCAGCTTTAGGTGCGCCAGATAAGTCAGCAAAAGAGCCAGTGCTTACGGAGTATTGTGTTTCGTCTGTACCGTTGACAGCTAAAGAAACGTCGCCAAACTGAGCAAAGCGCCAAACTGAGTCCGTAGAGCCTACATAATTACCGACACGGCTTACATCGCTAAATGATGTGCCAGCTAACTCATAAAGTTTGGTTTGTGTGCCAGCGAATAGGCGTGTGGTCTTGTCCAGTTTCACAACATAAGCAGCACCAACACAAGCACCAGCCAAAGTAGCACCAACACTCGTAAATGATGGCGCTGCTTGATAGCCTTTCATGCTTGGTAGCATCATAGAGCAGTCAGTTATCACACCATCTGCGTGTTCGTCTGCATCAGGCCAATATCCGCTAAATGGAATCATACGTCACCATAAATGTTGTAACCGCCAGCAGACATAGGAAAGTCAGTAACCAGCATTGATTTACCTTTAGAGCGACCATCTACACGGTTAGCGCTCTTTACTGCGTCATCTAGTAAGCTAACCCACATTCCCAAACGATCATCATTCTTTACGTAAGGCGCAGAGGCCATCAGTGCTGAATACAGGTAAATGTCTGGGTAATTAGTTAAAACGTAGTTAGTTTCATCTGTTGCAATGTCTAGCTTTTTCAAGTAGCGAATCTCTACGGTGTAGGCTTGATCTGATACTTTGTCAAAAATCAAGTTAGATGAGATTGCGTAAAATTCTGGTTGACCTGTTGTGCTTAAGTCTGAGTCGTTGATTTTGCTCAATGGCAGTTGTGTTAATGTTTGAGGTACGCCATCAATGTATATAGCTACATCTATCAACTCTAAAAAGCCATCTGGCAATGTCACAAAGCGATTACTCGTGCTTGTGGTTGTTGTGCTAGTGTTTTCCATTTGACGCAACTTTAAGCGCCTGTTAATGGTAGCCTCGCCTAGCGTAATCAAGTCTGGGATTATTGAATCCATCCCGCTACGATGTAGCCAGTTAGCCACAGCCGTTTTTAGCTCTGTGTAATTAGTGATTGCCATTTTTACCCCAAATAAAAAGGCCACCATATAGGTAGCCTCTATTTAATTCTTTTTAACTATTTGACGTGTCGCCAAATATGGTTATTTCTTATGTCATAAAGCGTTGCGGTTGATATACCAAAACGTTTAGCCATTACTACCCCACTCTCTTTACTAGAGCGTATTTCCCTAACAATTTCCTCTGTTACTTTTGCGTTTCCGTGATCTTCGCCACGAGATACGCCTTGCCTTGCTCGGCCTCTATCCCACATATCCTTTACATTGTCGGATTGATTGCCTAAATATAAATGGTCAGGATTGACGCATCTAGGAACGTCACAGCGATGCAATACCATGGCTTTTCTAGGAATATCACCAACTAGGATTCTCCAAGCCGCTCTGTGAGTTAATTCATGCTCACCATTAGCATTTCGCCATTGACCGTGCCACTCTGAATCATGTCTGTCTTTATGTTTCATAACAGAACCCATCCACTTCCAACAACCATTAGGCTGGATGGCTACCCACTTCATAAATCTTTCTTTTTCACTTAAGCCATGAAATTGCTGTTGCAATGGCTTTAGTTCCTTACCTTGCCTTTGCTGTTGGTAATGTGAACCGCATAACCCTTTACTAAAGGATTCTTTTGTACAACCAGAAAACGAACATTTATTCATAAACTTTCTCCTATACCATGCGAAAGCATAGTATAGGATACTCATTTACAGGGTGCAAGTAGGTATCAAATAATTAATACCAATTAGAACCCTTATTTTACTTAGTTTGAGAGGATACGTGCTGCGAGTTGTGCTCTAAGTGTCTTATAGCCGTATAAGACATCAAGTCTGCAAGGGAACTTGTCATTATTAATGTCGTATTGGCGAATAATACGCATAGAGATACCATCCATCACCTCGCGTTTCGCAAAGTCAACGCCAGAAGGTACAACCAAGTCAGCAGTCGCAAATGCAAAGGCATTTTTGTGGAATGCTAACGATGGGCGATAAACGCCACTAGCTGAACCAATCTTAGTGATTGCTGCATTGTCGGCTGGTGCTGCTGATACGTTTTGACGTGCGCCACTTGTAACGATAGCTGGGCTAATCGCTAATGATGTGGCGGATGTGCTTGTGTCAGAAGTTACAACAAATTGCTGTAAATCAGCCGTTGCGACTTTAGTTTCTGGGTGTACACGATACACGTTTGCAATAGTAAATACATCGCCTCGCAGCCATGTAGTTGTACCAGTGTCAACGGTCAATGTTGAGCCAGATTGTGAGCCACCATTAATCAAGTAACCAGATGAAGCCGCAGCCGTACCAGTAGTCTGATTGCCTAACAATGTATTCTCGTAGAAGTTGAATCCAGCAGTTTTACCCATCATCCCTTCTTTGTATTGCTTGCTGAGAGTAGATGGGTCGTTAAACAAGCCTTTTAATGCGTCTACTAAGTCAACGTTATCTTGGGTGTTCAATAATACATTGCGATCACCATCGGCAGGGACTAAGTTATCAACCAACAATTTACGAGCCGCCAATACTTTGTTGAAAGTAATCGCAGAGCCGATGTTGTTTACTACGTTGTAAACGTCTTTTGCCATGCTTAATGCGTCAGCTTCGATGTTGGCAGCCAACACCGCCATTGCTGGCTCAAGAATACGAGCAGAGAAGTCATCAATGCTTAAAGACAAGTCAACAGAGGTGAAATTCAAGTCAACGCCTTTTTGTGTTGCCACTTGCAAGGTTGTGCTTGTTTCTGAGGTGTCTTGTGTTGATAATGTTGCACCTGTACGAACTGTGTACTCGTTAGGCAAGCGAATCTTTAATGAGTCACCGATTTTCGCGCCTGATTTAGCAAATGAATCGTCATACTCACGAACGATGTTGCCAACAAAGTTCAATTTTTGGTGCAAAATGCGTAATGCTTCGCGCGTCACAGCGGTTGGGGTTAAAATGGTATTAGCCATGGTTTAATTTCCTTTTCAAGTTATTTAGCTTTTTTGTTGCGCCATTTCACCCACTCATCCATGCTCATGTCGTCAGGATTGACTGACGCAGTTGCCTTTGTGCCTACCTTAGTCACTGGCTTAGGCGGTGGTGCAGTAGGTTTAACTGACGCTTTCTTTATCATTTGGTCGTATAACTGCGCTTTTCGGGCTAGAACGATAGGGAGTGCGCCATAAAGTCCTGCGTCTATATCCTTTAGCACTTGGTCGTTTATTCCTGCCCGACTGTACGTTTTAAGATATTCCCCAACTTCTTTTCCGATCTGCGGAGACCAATCTTTAAATTCATTAGCTAAAGTCACCCTACTTTGCTCTAGCAACTTGGCCTGTTCTTGCTGTTGCTGGAGGGCTTGGTATCTTTCTGCTTGCTGAATTGTTGCTTGAGTTCGTGTGAACTCCTCTTTTAATCCGCTATATTGGCGGTCGAGCTTCATAGCCTCTACTGGGTCTGCGTCATAAAGAGCATCCCAGTCCAAGTTTTGGAATTGGCTTAATTGACTTTGCAAAGTGTTAAACTTCACAATCTCGTTTAAG